CATCCACAAGGTCTTTGATCTCTTGCGGTTGTGCTGTTAAGTCAACCAGTGCACGATTGCGTTCATAGTCATCTAGTACTCTATGCTCTTCGCCATTGTGGTCGGTCCAACGCTGAAGCATGAGATTGTTCCAATTGTATCCGCGCTTGTCTCTGTCAGCATAGGCCTCCTCGAGACCAACTTTATTCTTTGTGCCTTTCGTACGTACTCCCGGATAAGCACTAAAGATGTTGTCGGAGGTGTCACCACGCATACACTTTTCAAAGAGTAACCATTCGGGGTCCGGTGTGACCTTTGGCTGTTTAGTTTTTTTATCAACAACATGTTTGCCCTTGGCGTCAAAGATGCCTTGTAGCGTATGGTGTTCATCTGTAATACCATTATATTGATCCACGTTAGGGGCGAGCAATTGCACGAAATCTGTGTCGCTTGAGATTATTGTGTGTTGGTCTTGTGGGTGCAATGAAATCCAACGAGCAATGACATCATCTGCCTCAGCACGTTCATGTCGGATCACACTGCAATTTGTTTGTTCTGCCAGATATTTAGTGAAGCTGTCATACGTCTCCCAGAACAGCTTGTCCTCTTCTGCTTCTTTTTCGGTGTGTGCGGCACGAGCCACAGCACGATTGGCTTTGTATGGTTTATAAACATCTTTGCGCCAGCTACGTCCTTCTAGTGCGAAGATTACGTGATCAGCATTGAATTGCTTGTACACCTTGTTGATACTGTTCAAGGTAATATGCAATGCATAGCCCACTTTTTCCCAAGGGTCTTCTGCACGAAATGCCACATGGCGAGCACGGAAAAACATGTTAGAAGTGTCAATTAATAGATAGCGCATCTTATACCAAGTTGTGATTGTTCATGTATTGTAACAGATAATTGCCCCAAAAGCAATGGGCATCTGTCCCAAAATGCCAACTATTTGGATTAACCGTTTTGAATCCTTTTTCTCTTAATATGCTATTGTACGTTTGATCAGGATCATATGGGCCAATGTAGCAGTTCCCCCAATCACGGCGATTTTGGATATCTCCAAAATGGTTGTTACCGTTGAACATCACATGCCTAATGCCTTGTGCTTTGAGTTCTTGATGAAACTGCCAAATTGTTTCGTGTGATTGGTTGGTACATTTTTCCCAGTCAATGTCTGCTATGTACTCTTTGTAGCGTTGTTTGAAATGCTCGGGCACTTGGTCTATGCCGCTGGCGTTTACTTGTACCCAGTCATCGTTGCCATCAAACCATTCTTCACGTTCCCATGTTGACCACTGTATCACCAAAAACAAATCTTTGACATCTTCCTGGTCTAGTAACCACCGACGAGTAGTGCGAATAATACGACGATTGCTTCCGCCTGCTTGTGCGTCGCATTGTAAAATAGCGTACAAGTGATTGGCTAGCTCACAACCAAAACTAGCACGTTCGTTTTCAGGATGCGGTCTGCGACCTAGCCCCCAAAAAAATTCATCATCTTCGGCCCAGGCATGCGGAACAACTGCTTCGGCAGCGGCGGCGTGACTATCACCGTTTACATAAAGAATCATTGTTGTGATACTGCTTTTAATGTCTCTGCATGGGCAACACGTTTGCGCAGACTACTGGAACTGAAACTGTGATCACGACTATTGAACACATGCTGGATGCCACGATCGTGTCCCTCCCACTTGCCAGTAAATTCTTTTTCTTCATACTCTACACCTAGAATACGCACATCAAGTGGTAGAATTAGTAGCAGGTCAACTAGGTCTTGTTCGGTCTGGTACACTACAACTTCGTCTACATAGCGACAGGCACTTAGTTGTATCTGGCGTTCTACAACACTTTGAATGGGATGATTCTTGGTATCAGGTCGATCAATTGTTGGATCAGTTTGCAATCCGCAAATCAAATAATCACAGTGATTCTTTGCTTCACTCAACATGGCAATATGTCCAGCGTGTAGCATGTCAAATGTTGAGAAGGTAATGCCAATTTTCTTACCATCTGCCTTGAGTTGTTTAATGTGATTGAAAATCATATTTTTTCAAAAAGCTTCTCTACTGGGTCTACTGGATTGGAAAATTTTGAATAGCTAGATTGAAAAATTCCAGGTTTTAATTGTTTACTAATTTCTTGGGATAGTATTGTTTGATTAACCAAACTCAAATGTCCTGACCTTAAATCTATGTACCGACTGTGCCAATACTCAAATTCTTTGTTGCCAAAATAAAATTTTGCTTCATTGTTAGAAAGATCAAACAAGTTAAAATCACATTCTAACGGATCCCGAAAACACGGAACAATCATAACATTTTTACATAGATCTTTTACATATTGTACTAGAGCTTTACCATTAAGTTTTTCAGAATCCCAATCTAGTAATCCACTGTGCCAGTAGTCGATATACAACAACCACTTTTTACGTATGTGCTCATTAGGATGAGTTTCAAACCCAGCACCGGGTGTAAAATGCAAAGGTCGGCCTTCGCACAAAACTGTTTGCCTTCCTGATTGTGTCAAACACCAAATTACTAAATCATATTCTTGATAGTGTTCTAATATTTTTTTTGCACTGAACATGATACTAGATGCTGATTCGCCATGAGATGTAACATCATGTTCAGTTGTTTGATTGAGAATGCCCCACCAAATAGAAGACTCGTCTTGCTTTTTCTCAGCATAACTATCGCCAAACACTCCAATTTTCATTAGCTAACCTCACGGCGACCGTTACCAAGATCTCTGCTCTTAGTAAAACGTGTGGGATTCATTGCTTCTTCTTGTTCCCATGTTTCCATAACCACATGTCGACAAACATTTTGAAACCAACGATCCACAATCTCTGCATCGGTGTCTTCTTTTTTCATCATGTAGCCTGCCTTGACCAGTCGTGCAACAAAGATCTCGTTCCAGTCTAGTTCAAAACTGCCTTGGTGTAAATTGTCAGGATCCACCTCCATGCTAAGAATAGCCACATAAGGTTCTTTTGCTTCGGTGGCAATTTCTTTGGCTGTCTTCTTGGGCGGCTTTGGCTCTTTAGCAACTGGCACCTCTTTGACTTTGGGTTTTTTTGCAAATACGTTTTTTAATTTATCAAACATCATGTACCCCAGGCATTGCGCCACAAGTCCACTTGCAACCTGGGACTATATCGATATCCACGCCGCATGGCCATGTTGGCAACGTCTTGTGTGTTGAGATTATAAACATCAGCAACACCACCTACGGGCATCAAGTAAACAGGACCGGTAAATCCAGCTTCGCGATATTTAAACACAGCACGATCAACATCTTCTAAATCTTGCTCTGTTGAAATAACAAATTTCAAATATGTCATGCCAATGTCATCAAAGCTCTTGATGATGTCAGGACGAATAGCATTGTCCCACTTCTCACCGGACCCAGGTAATTTGGGACTAACAGAAAATGTCAGTCGATCACGGTGTCGACCATGATTTGTAAAGTCTTGTTGCAAGTATTCCCATACCTCAGGATACAATTCTTGACTGCCGTTAGTTTCAAATGTTAGATTACGCAATCCGTGTGCACGATTGATTTCAATCAGTTCGGGATACAGTTGTTGATATGCCAACAGTGGTTCCCCACCGGTGATAACAAGATGAACATCGTCGCTAATTGGATCCATACTCCACTTGTTATTGGGGATTAATTTTAAAATGCGGTCAGTGATCTCTTGCGGTGTTTCAACTTCTGAAAAGTGTTTAAATTCAGGGTAGATACTTGCATAGCTGTCACAACCAGTCTTGACCAATGGCAAGTCTTCAAACTTAGGATAAAGTTTAATATTCTTGATAACTTCAGCGACTTCGGGATTTGGCCCATCAATTGTCTCGTTGCGATCACGACCAAACTTTTTGCAACGAAAGTTACAGCCGTATGTGCGAAAGAACACCGATGGCACACCTGCCCAACGACCCTCACCTTGGAGGCTGTAGAAGATTTCTGTGTAATGTATTTTTTCCATAGTTTATTATATAGGCAGTTGTGACAAAAGTCAAATTATTCTGAACGTACAAATTTAGCCAAACGTGGTGGCTCCCAGTTTTCGGGTTTGAGCACCTTACCATCTTCACGTTTTTTAACACGGCCTGTGATAGAATCAATTTTATCAAAGTTACTGCGCATGACTTCTTTCCAGGCGCCTTCGGCATTAACACCCAAGCTGTGTAGTGCGCCAGCTGTGACAACAAGAATGTCAATCAATGCATCCAATTGCTTCACACGATCCTGCGAGTCAGATGCTTCTTTTAACTCTGCAACTTCTTCGTCAATCAAGTCACTATACAGTTTAAACTGTGCTGTGTTGATTTGGTCTGTGGTCTGTCCACACGCTCTCATAAATTTCTTTTGATCGCCAAAAATATCACTCATAATATCTCCTTATCGAGGTGGTAGTTTTATCATCTGTTTGTTAACATCGGCTGCTAACATTTTTGTCCACGGGTCTCGCTTTTTTGTTGCGGCCTCGTTCCAGGGTGTCATATCATAGCCTAGTTTACCTAAATACTCGGCTATTTTATGTGCATCGCGCATTCTTATCTCTCTTTGTGTTGCATAATTAAAGTCACGTGGGTTTCTGGGATCACCCTCGAGTGTGTTTACATTGCGTTGAGTAAATGTCATGTCGTTGTTCTCGCCTGTTAAGTCAAACCTACGATGCTCAACTCGCACAGGAATTTGTACCATGATATCGAGTATCCATGCAATTTGACTAATATAAGCATCGTTAAGTGGGTGTTGACTTAGGTGTCCTAGTTGATCAAACCAAGCTCGAGGAACAATGGGGAATATACTATACGGATGTTTGTTATGGGTATCAAATGCCTGAATGCAGAATCTGTTTTCTTGACTACAAATTATTGTATCCCATCCTTGATCGAGCATGATGGCGTCATCGTTCCAAAATATCCACCAGTCGGCCTGTGCTGATTTGCCCAGTGCATTAAGATATTCGTTTAGTCGAGTATACCCCAATCGGGAGAACTCATAAACATAGTATTTGCAATTTTTCTCGACAAGTTTGGGTGCAATTATATCTACAAAGTATTGACTAGAAGATTTGTCATCATCGTCAAACGCCAGCAAAAATTCAATCTTGCCGGGGCTATCTGCATGTTCGATCAAGCTTACTATACTTTCGTCTAACATCTTGGTTCTTCCACGACTGGGTAGAAGTATACTGATACTAGGTTTATTAGTTGTTGTCATTTATTTTTAAAAATTATAAAAACTTTGTGTTACCAATGTCTGATAGTGTTTGCTATAATAAAGCAACAGGTTACAACGTGTAATGCTACCCAAAAAGTTTTTAAGAACAATGCTACTTTTGCTTCTCTTAGTGTAAGTATAGGAACATCTGGACGGTCATTATCTGTATTGCCCATTAGATGACCTGTTGCTCTAGCCCAGATTTTTTCTAAGCTATTCATGCAAATAAATCCTCGTTCCATTCACGATGACCTTCGCGGAAAGCCATGTTTGCTTGTGTTTCACGCACTTCCACTCGGTAACACCACAAACGTTCTGCTTCGCCTTCGCCCCACATTTCTGGAATGTAAACACCGTTGACATACTTGTACAGCATGTCTGAAAGACCTTCACAACCTAGCTTGGGCAGTACAACAATCTTGGCCATGTTCCGCTCTTGTAGCAATTTAAATGTTTCCATTTGTGGATCATCTTGTGCCACAATAAGTGTGTGATCAAATTGGTCTTCTAATTGTTTTTTAAGTTCTTTCAAACCACCGTAGTCGGCTGCCCAATTGCGGACATCTAGGTCATTGGTACCAAAGTAAAACTTCATGCTAAATGAATAGCCATGAATTAGATTACAATGACTGTCTGCCCTCCACTGTCTATAGGCGCAAGGAAATGCGTCGTGATACTCTTTAGTACTTGTGTATTTGTATACCACTGGTCTAGTATTTGGAAAGTTGTGTTCCATGTGGTTGATTAACTCGTGTGTTGATGATTGCATGCTGTTTTCTCCTATGTTAATTATAGCATAGGCTTGCAGAATTTGTATAGCGGGATGAATGCCAAAAAGGCCGCTTGTTTTAGGGTTGAATGTAACCGGTTGCTTTGTAATTAGCTTGACCATGGATTACACCACGCACACCGCCAATTGGATTAGCACAATCACCGACTCGTCTAGGAATCAGGTGCACATGCGGATACATTACTGTTTGGCCAGCCGATTCGCCGCAATTGATTCCTACATTAAATGCATCACACTCTCCGGCATCTACCATTCTCTGTCCTTCAAAAAATGCAGATGCAAATGCTTCTCGAATTAATCCCGGTGTATTTTCTCTTGGAACAAATAGCAAGTGGCCACGAGTAACTGGAAACCGATCTTGATACACCACAACATGAAAGTCTTCCCAGACTTTCAAGTCCCACGGGGCAATACCTTTTTGCTGTGCTGTCTCCAAATCC